CCTACTTGTGCGGTCATTGGCTGCTATTCGCAGACATCGCCACCAGCGGGGGTGGCTCTGTCACCGCCGCTGCCACCCGCTTCGCGTGTAGGCTGCGACCACGATGTTCGGTGTAATCAAGATTGAATCCGGGGGCTGTTGCGAACACGATGGCCCTGGCTTCGCCGCCAACGTCATTCTCTAAAACACCAATACGGTGTACCTGGTATTTGTTCACAGCACCCGCAACGACAGTACCGGCTGAAGCCGGGTAATGTGGTTTGCACACCTCGGTCGGGTTCCTTCGAGCTGCGCTTTCTCTTGCAGCATTGCCGACGGCACTTTGCTGTAGATCGTAACCGATTTTTACACGTCGGTTTCATTTCAACCAACCGACGACATTCATTCTCAATGCAATCTCTGAACGTTTGCACATTGTGCAACGTGGTTTCTTAGCGACGCTAATCTCCTTATGGTAACATCTGGAACAACTCCAGATTCGATATATGGGTTTCATAATACTTCCTCGTACCCACACTTTGGGCATATCCAAAGTTCAACCCATTGTTCGGGTTTTACCTCTACGGGCCATGCGTCAGACCGGAAGTCTAACTCCTGGCCGCACTTCGTGCACTTCATTCTTCAGCCTCCAAGTTTCCAGGGCCTTTTCCTTTCATGTAGCACGAGAAGCAGCAATCGTATTCCGCAAGCGACGTTGCAGCCAAAGTTTCTCTGCCACAATGTTGGCATGTGATCCATGAACCAACCATCGTCATTCCTCCTCCTTGTTCATCGGTTAATCACCGATTCTAATTTTACATTACAATTTGAACAAGCTTGAATAATGCCTCTTCTATATTCAGACATATCTTCTCCCTTTTTACAAAAAGGGCAATACTTGTTTTCATCTATTTGATTAAATACAAGACATTCAACATCGCAAGCAATGTTTGTTTCATTGTAAATCTCCCTTGTATTATCGCTCGTAGCAGCGATCCAAGTCCATTTTCCATCTCGCTTTATTCGCCAATATAATTTCGCCATGTTACAGGGTGTAGACATGACTATATTAACATCTCGCTAATTAACACATGCCGGAGCCATAAGTCACCAACTGATCGAGGAGTCCAAGTTGGTGTGCGATCAGTGTTCCAATAAGATACTCTAATCGTCGTTCCACGATATGTGCCAAGACACTTGCGCCTTGACCCGCTTTGACTACAGTTTCTGTTGCTGCACTTGTTGCAGCTGCACTGACGTCAGGAGACATCAGATCACTTCCGCCTTCACGCCTCGGTACTTACCAGGGGCAAGTTCTACGAGGACACTATAAACATCGTTAGCAATCGGTGAATTGCATTCAATTTCTACTAATCCACAGATTGCGTTGAAGCCACCTACGGTGGCCTTTCCATCGGCACCAAGTGTGGTGTCTTGGACCACCAAAGGTCGTGACATGTTATTCGTTTCACCAGTGTACGTAGTAACATCGTAAGGAGGATCCTCCCCAGTTGATTCAAGATTGGAAACAATCTCATCATGGGTAGTGCCGTCATCGAACAAATTCAATATCGGATCATCCTCATTAATGACCAAATTAGGGTCATTTTCATCGACAGTCGCTCGGGTTTCTGCGTAAGACTTTAGCAACCCAATCGAATCTCGAACTCCAGGCCCGCCAACGTGGTCGCCGAGCATGTGCATTTTCATTTGATCGGAACTGGTTGTTCCATCGGGGCTAACTAAAATGGAGTAACTCCATTCGCCATATGCTAATGCACCACCGCCGTTATCCTTCGGCACCAAATAAGTTGGTGTCGGAGCATAAGCGCCGAATCCACGAATCTTAAAATCGTGATATTTTGGTTTGATGCTTGGCGACATTGCTGTTGCTTTAGCATTCATCATGTTCCAAGCTTCAAAACCTCGCTTCCAAGCAGAACGTACCATCCAACTGTCCGGTAGTGTCGAAAACGAGATTCTTCCAGCGTCTTGCTGATCCCGGGTTCCCGTGACAGCAATATCGATATTACCATAAGCGATAGTATTGCGTGAAACAACAGTTACACGCTTGACGTGGTAGTCCCTGCCCTGGCGATAGAATCTACGGTTGATCGCCGAAATATCTCTTGCCAAGTCAATAAAATGCGAGGTCTCTGTACCTGGACTCGCACTATTTGTCACTTCATACCGGAGGTATCGAACTGCCGGAGTGGTTTTTTTCGCCGTGGATCGGCTGCGCTTTGCTTTGGTTAAAGTCTTCTTCGCCATGGTATTTCCCTCTTGGTATGATACCATGTGTTTGGTGACATCCTATTAATGTTCCCCAAACTCCCTTCTTCCTTCAGAATTCATCGCCACACCCGATTCACAAGATTCTTCGGAGGGGTTGTTCAGCCCTCACTTCGCATCTTCCTTGCCGTCTTACCGGAGATGACGGCACAAAGTCGTTTCGCCTACTTGTGCGGTCATTGGCTGCTATTCGCAGACATCGCCACCAGCGGGGGTGGCTCTGTCACCGCCGCTGCCACCCGCTTCGCGTGT